CAATGCCAACCCATTTGGCCACATCTTCAGCAAAACGCTTGTTATCGTGATGCTCCTCAATAACAGGATTGTTGACAGCGTACACATTGTCAGCGCCATACTTGTCAACGGTTAGCTTGAGTGCCGCAGCACTGGCCGCGCCGCAAGAAAACCAGACTGCAATTTTCATTCGTCTTCCTCCATTGGTTCAATCTTACCCTTGCCATCGCAGTTATCGCAATCTTCCATAACGGATTCAAAGTCGCCATGCCAAGTTGAGCTTTGACGAACCCAAACATCGCGCTCAACCTCGCCTTCGCCATCGCACTCAGGGCAGTTAATCTTATTGTTCATAGCATTGCGCTCCTGATGAACAATGGCACTGCAAACAGAGCCAAGAGAAATATGATTTCGGCGGCAATTTCTAGCTTATGTTTCATTGTTGGTTCTCCCGGTTTGAGTGGGGAGCCGAAGCTCCCCGGTTGTGTTAAATGTAAAATTTGCCTACGCCGCCACCAATGTCTGAGAACCGTCTATCAGCGTGCAAAACTTTTTTTCCACCGCGCGGGCCGATAACAACAGACAAGGTGGTGGCGTATAACGTGCCTTCCCCGAAGCAGCAGAAGCTGGCGTATGAGCCATGATCGGATACATCAATGCGTAAATCATACTCTGGAGCATCTCCTTCGATTGAACTCTGCGTGTTTTTCTTCATTGCAGACATCAAGCGAAGTGCTGCTCGCTTTTGAGACATGTTGAGTTTTGATGCGTCGATTTTTTCGATTGCTGTTGCGATTGTCATATCCGTTCTCCATCTGTTTATACAATCACTTTAATCCGCAAATCATCCTATGTAAATACTAAAGATGCACTTGCATAAACTTTTTTTAGGATGTAACGTCCTATCAAATTAACCTTGGAGGGTGACATGAAGAAAGAAAGTCGTGTGGTCTTAACTGAAGCCCAGCATGAGGCGCTGACGTTAGCCGCTGAGCGTGCTGGCATGGCGCTGGCCACGTTTATTCGGTCGGCAGCTATTAACGCTGCGGCCAGCGCAGGGATTTACGCTGAACAGCCGCGAGCTGACTGATGGTCAACGGGCGCAATAAGGGCGCATCATTTGAGCGGGAGGTTGCCAACATGCTGCGCGATGAGCTGGGCATAGGCTTCAAGCGCGACCTTGAGCAATACCGGGCTGGCGCTCATGCTGACCTGATCCCAGATGATCCGGCGTTTCCATTTACGTTGGAGCTAAAACGCTACAAGGACGGACCAATCGGCGGTGCGCCTGCATGGTGGGAGCAAGTTAAAACCGCCGCCGAGCGTGAGCAAAAGATACCCTGCCTAATATATAAATACGACCGCAAGCCAATGCGATGTGTGATCCCGCTGGCTGCGTTGACTGAATGCGATCACGATTACACGGTGGAGGTCGATTTTGAGACCTTCTGCTATATTGCGAGGGAGGCAATGCAATGACTAGGCCAACCTATGAAAGCTCAGGCGACCGCAGCGCCGAGACTGTTGCTGTTAAAAAGTTCATTGACAGCTTCGGCGGTGAAGTCGATTTCATCAAGCTGCCTATGCAATACAAAATGGACTTTGCCCTCACACGCAATGGCGTCATCACGGCATTGGTTGAGGTTAAATGCCGTAGGAATAACAAGCACGCATATCCAACTTACATGATTTCCATGTCAAAACTGGTGGCCGCCGCTGGGTATCGCAACATCGGTATCAATTGCATTTTACTGGTGCAGTGGGCTGATAGCATGGGCTGGGTGCAGATGAGCAATGAGGAGTGGAGCGTTAGAGTAGGCGGCAGAAAAGATCGCAACGACTGGCAAGACATTGAGCCAGTTACTCACATCCCAATCAGCGAGTTTAAAGACGTAATTAAAGTGGAGGATACAAAATGATGATAACAGCTGACAAACTAACCAACACGGAATACCACGCCAAAAAGGATCACATATCGTCATCTGACGTTAAGATGGTTCACAGCAAGTCGCTGGCACATTGGAAGGCGAAGACATACAGCCCAAGCCCAGTGTTTGATATGGGAACCGCCGTACACGCAATGGTGCTAGAGGATGGCAAAAGCATCATCCGTGGGCCAGAAACCCGCCGGGGTAAGGCTTGGACGGAAGCACATGAAGAAGCACAGGCAAACGATCAGACCTTGCTGACCGCCGGCGACTATGACCTTGCGCGGAATATTGCCGATAGCGTACTGTTTCATCCAGCTGGTCAGCGCATGGCTGGGCCGACAACGGTCAACGAGGCCAGCTTCTTTGCCACTGACCCTGAGACTGGGCTAAAAATCAAGTGCCGCCCAGATAGCTATTGGGATGCCAAAGGTGTCCTATACGATCTCAAGACGTGTCAGGATGCTTCACCCAGAGGCGTGGCGAAGGACATGATTACCTACAACTACGCAATTCAGCAAGCCTTCTATATGCACTGTATAGAGCAGGCAGGATATGAGGCATCACAATTTGTATTTGTTCACGTCGAGAAGTCTGGAGCATACTGCGTCTCGACAAATATCATACATGAGGAATATCTTGACTGGGCGAAAGGCGAAATGCACATGACCCTGCGCAAGATTGCTAAAGCCAACGAGGCCCAGAAGTGGGACACTGGTTGGTCAGATCAAACTAATGTGATTGATCTGCCACGATGGCTGCGCTTAGATGCAGTCGAACTTTAATAGCTTGGAGAAAAACAGATGGCTAAAACAGACTTTAAACCCGTAATGATCCGCAACGTCGAGTTCAAATACCCCCGGCTCAACGCCTGTTATCGTTACAATACTTCGGAAAAGAAGAGCGAAGAGTGCGCGCCAACAGCGTCAAACGCGGCTTACTCTATCGCTTGGGAGATGCAGGCCGATGACGCCAAAACGCTGCACGCCGAGCTGAAGGCACATTATGAGACGTGCCAAACGAAAGCGCCATTCGGTAAAATTTTCGGCATGAAGAAACTTGACAGCGGCAACTATGAGTTCCGCGCCAAGCGCAACGGCACAAACAGCCAAGGCCAGCAGAACGAAAAACCTCGCGTTATTGATGGCATGAAACAGCCGTTGGCCGACACAGCTTTCTGGGGTGGCTCAAAGGGCAGCATCAAGGTGACAGCGTATCCCGTGACCGATCCAGACGGAAATGGTGGCATTTCGCTACTTATTGACACCGTGCAGGTTACGCACGCAGTGTACGGCGGCGGTGGCCTCGATGACTTTGATGAAGTGCCGACAACAATGGCTGGCGGCGTTGACGCATCGCTGGATGACTTTGGACCGGCCACTGCACAGCAGGCAGCACCGGCGCAAGCTGAGCTAGAGGACGAAATTCCGTTTTGAGCAAAAGAAAACCCCCGGCAGTTGGGACGCTGCCGGGGGTTAAAGTGAAAGCGAACCCACGATTGGATGGAGAAAGGTCCGAACATGCACAGACTAACAAAGACAAGCGACGTTGGCAAGAAAGAGCTGCTACTTGCAGCCGGTGCGCGCGACACTCGCATCAATCAAACCGGGTCAGAATACGACGGCATCACAATCGGCAAAATAGCTAAGCTTGTCAGCGAGCCACAGGCGACTGAAAAGGCCGACGCGCTGTTTTTCATTCCGTCAACTTACCGCGAACACGATGGCAGAAGTCACGCGACACAGCGCGAGCATGGCGAGTATTGGATGCTGGCCGTTGATGTTGACGAGGGCGACCCATCGCTCACCGAGGTCAAGTCAGCCGTTGAGCGTGTCACCGGCAACGCATCCTCACTGATCTATTCGTCATCCGGGGCAACAGAAGACAACCGCAAGTGGCGTGCGCTTATCCCGCTGTCAGAGCCGATCAGCGGTGAAGACTACGTTGACGCCCAGCTCGCACTGTTTGACCTCATGCAACAGGAAGGCATCACATGCGATGCTGCGTTATCGCGCACTGGTCAGCCGATCTATCTGCCAAATGTGCCGCCAGCTCGACGTGACAACTTCGGCCAGCCAGAGTTTTATCACGGGCTGCGCAATCGCGGTGAGGGTCTGCTTATCCCAACAGAAAGCAAAATCTGGGCAAACTTGATTTTTAGGCGGAAGAATGAAGCTATCGCAGCTGAACGCGCCGCCGCCGAGCGCCAAATTCGTGCGCAAAATCGTGCGCAACAGCGAAAAGATTTCGATGACGTTGATCCAGTTGCCGAGTTCAACCGTAATAATACAATAGCCGACATGATGCTGCGCCACGGTTACGAGAAACTTGGCCGATCAGACAGCTACCGCTCCCCAATGCAGACATCCGGCTCACACGCCACCAAAGATTTCGGCACGCATTGGGTCAGCCTGTCAGGCTCAGACCGGGCGGCTGGCATTGGCCAGACCAGCGCAGAGTTTTGCTGGGGTGATGCCTTCGATCTTTACTGTTACTTTGAGCATGACAACGACATGCGAGCCGCCGTGCGAACTTACGCCGCCGAGCTGCGGCCCAGTAAGTTTGATGAGGTCAACCAACAGTTACCTGAGCCAGATGACGGGCTGGATGACTTTGACACCATACCAGACCCCGAGATTGAGCCTGAGAGCCAACCTGAGCCTGCACAGAGGCTTGAATGGCCAACTCCGGTCGGAACTATCGACGAGGCAAGTTTACCTCGCAGGCGGTGGATTTACGGGCATCACCACATTCGCGGCTTTGTCAGCGTCACGGCGTCAGCTGGTGGCATCGGCAAAACCTCGCTCACAATGGTTGAGGCGCTGGCTGTGGTCACTGGCCGGCCACTGCTGGGCGAGAAGGTGCATGAGCCAACAAATGTTTGGATCGTCAACCTAGAAGATGACATGGCCGAAATGCAAATCAGGCTGGCCGCCGCCATGAAGCAACATAACGTCACGCACCCAGAAATCGCCGGCAAACTGTTCATGGATGCGGAAGACACAATCGGCATCACGCTGGCTGCGGAAACCAGAGACGGCATCGAGACCAATGACGCCTTCCTGAGCCACATGCGAGACAAGATAAAAGCCAACGACATCGGCCTTGTGATAATTGATCCATTCATCTCGACGCACGAAGTCAACGAAAACTCAAACATGAGTGTGCAGAAGGTGGTCGCAATGCTGCGCCAGCTGGCCAGAGAGGCTGGCTGCGCCGTGCATGTGGTTCACCATGTGCGCAAGGGCAACGGCGAGGACGCTGATATTGACAGCGTGCGCGGCGCAGGCTCACTGATCGGCGCAGCTCGCGCAGCTAGAGTTATCAATAAAGTTAAGTTTGAGGACGCCGTGGCGCTCGGTGTGCCAGAGGCCAGCGCGACGGGTGTGTTCCGGGTAGATGACGGGAAAGCTAATCTCAGCGCACCTCTGCCAGCGGATAAGGCAATCTACCGCCGCATGGTCAGCACAAAGCTCGACAACGGCGAATATGTTGGCGTGGCCGTTGAGTTCAAGTTGCCCGATCAGTGGGCTGGCATGA